GAGATTAGCCTTTGAACCTTTTAAGAAGTGGTTACCTTATGTTAAAGAAGTATTATTTGTATATCTTTCTGAACAAGAAGAAACATATAATGTTAGTGAAAATTTAAGGAAATCATTTCCTGATGTTAAATTTGATATCTGTATGTTAGAGAAGGAAACGAGTGGTCCAGCAGAGACTATTCGTATGGCAATTCAAGAAAAGAATATAAAAGGAGCTGCTATCATTTGTGATTGTGACCATGCGTTAGATGTAGATAATATCTTTAAAAATGTATTAGAAGGTTACGATGCTATATTACCAGTATGGCCATTGCGTGGAGAAGATATAAAGTCTTGGAGTATAGCTTCTGTTACTAATACCGGTAAGGTTACAGGTATAGCAGAAAAGAAACTACCAGATACTACTGGAGAATTCTTTGGAGTTATAGGTTGTGTCTTTATAAAAGATATCGAAGCATTTAATTTACATGATGGTAATAATGTTTCAGATATAGTATCACACTTAGAAGATGTTCAAGCTGTAAAAATAGATTGGGCTAAATTCTTTGGTGACCCTCAAAGATTAAAAAAGACATTAGCAGAAGAAAGTAAAGGAACTATATTTTGTGATTTAGATGGAACAGTGATAGTACATGAAGACTCTCCATCTACAATGGGTATCAAAGTATTAGAAGGTGCTACTAAGAAATTAAGAGAGTGGTATGATGAAGGTTATTACATTGTATTGACTACAGCTCGTAATAGTTTAAATCGTGAATATTTAGAATCTCAACTATTGAGAAACAATATAGAATATGATAAATTAATTATGGATTTATCTTCAGGACCACGTGTGGTGATTAATGACCGTAAACCTTCTGAATTTTTAAGACCTTCAGCACGTGCCTTTGAAGTTAAACGTAATGATGGTATATTAGACCTTGAGGTTTCTATACCACATGTAAACATAATTGAACGTATGAAAGGTGGGTCTTTTGCTGATACATTATTAGTAGAACATGAAGACCAGAGGTATGTAAGAAAGACTGCTTCTAAATCTGAGAATCTAGAATTAGGTTATATTAAATTAAAGAAACAAGCAAACGAATTAAAAAGGTTTAAAACCCTTTACACTTCATTAGTTCCTAATGTTACAAGCGAAGAAGACAATTCCTATGAGTATTTTTACGAGATGGAATATTTAGAAGATTATACACTTCTCTCTGAATGTCATATACAACAACAGTATAGAGCAGTAGAGAAGTTACTTAAACTATTAACCAACAATGTATACAACTATAAAGCAACATTAAAAGATGGTCGTGATTGGTTACGCCAACATTTAGAACAGAAAGTCTTTAAGAGGGCTGAACTGTTAGACCATTCAGGTAGATTACGTTTACTGTTAGATGAATGTTTAAATTCATTCGGTTGGATACTTGCACCTAAAAGTCTATGTCCTGTTCATGGAGATTTAACATTTGAAAATATTTTAGTAGACCTAAAGAATGACGATGTTAAACTTATTGATATGGATGGAGCAGAGTATATGGATGCTATGGAATTAGATATGGGGAAGATGTTTCAATCCCTTATAACATATTATGAAACATGGTCTAAGTTACCAGATGAAGAATTAGAAACATTTCATTTCTCATTAGACTCTCCTCAGATTGAAGGGTATATCAATCTATGGAGTAAGATGTTAGATGAAGACGAAGAAGTATTAAAAGCAAAGATTTACTTCTATACAGCACTTCATTTAATTAGAATGATACCCTTTAGGCTGAAGGTAAGCGATAAACAAGGTAGATTCGCTTATGACAGCGCACTTAAGTTACTAAACCAAATTGGAGATATATTAGCATGACGAAATGGACACCAAGTCACATGAGGCTGAGCCCAAGTAAAATCAATACATATATGAAATGTCCTAGAGAATTTTACTACAAATATATAAGTAAGCTCCCTGAAAAGAAAACGATACACCTCTTCCGTGGAACTCTAGTACATAAAGTATTAGAAGATTTATTTAAGAATAAGTTCAGAACGTTATCACAATGGGAAAAAGGAGGACCCGCTATATGGGTTCAAGACCAATTCGAAAAGGGTTGGGAAGAGAAAATAGCAAAACATAAATGGTTATGGGAAGTTCATACCAAAGAAGAAATGGATGCTATGTATATAGAGACAGAAGCTCTATTACAGAATTTTGTACAAAGCGTTAATAAGAAATTAACTGAGATGGTACATTGGAAAATATTTAAAACTAAACAACAGGCTTGGAATGCAGTTGCACCAAAGTATGCAGAACGTTGGGTTAAATCTCATGAGTATGCAATAGTTGGAGTTATAGATGTTGTATGTAATGATTTTGATGGTGGAACTACTTTATTAGATTATAAAACTAGTAAGCGCTATGGGCCCTATTTACCAGAAGAATATTATCGCCAGTTGATTATCTATGCATTTTTGTATACATTAGAGATGGGTGAGATGCCTAATTTTGTAGGCGTTAACTATCTACGCTTTGATGATACTTTCTTTGTAAAGGTAACACAGAATCAACTTGATGAAGCTAGAGACTTAATTAAGTTCGTACACGACTGTATTAAGGAAAGAGAAGAAATGGAAGACCGTTATGAGCAAGTACCACAAAACTTGTGTAAATGGTGTTCTTTCCATAAATCCAATGGTGGACCTTGTGACGCTAAGATACCAGTATGGAAACCTAAGAAGAAAACATATAAGAAAGAGGTCTATAAAGATATAGACTCAAAATTGAAAGGACAGATAGAGCTTGATAGTCAGGAACAGTTTCCTGAGTTCGATTAGGCGAAATCTTTATATATGCGCGTTGTGTAAAACTATTACATGGCGCGCGATGATTATGGAGCCATCTCTGTAATCTCTGATGAAGAAAAGGAGATATTAGGGATTGGTGGACCCAAAAAACCTGACGATGACGAAGAGGAAAAGCTATTCGAGACTATTGGCAAAGCTGCCGATAAAATCGGAGAAACACAAGTCGGTAAAAAGATAGGGACTATAATCACCGTCGTATTACTAGCGCTCTTGAGTGGGGGGGCTAACATGTCTATTATTCATGAATTTATGAATGGAGACGATGAAGGCCCCATCGGGGGCTGTCTAGAAGACAACGCCACTAACTATAATCCTAAAGCTACCTTTGATGATGGTAGTTGTAATTTTGTTGTGATAGTGTATGGTTGTACAGACCCTGAAGCGGTTAACTATGACCCACAAGCTACTCATGATAATGGTAGATGTAATATTTTAAATCAAGGTGGAAATAATACAAACGAAACTCAAACTAACGAAACAGTATATGGTTGTATGGATATAGATGCAAACAACTATAATGATAAGGCTACAGAGGATGATGGCTCTTGTGAATATGAACATGAAGAAAATCATTGTAACCACACTGATATGTATGCTTGGGAAGGTTTATCTCATGGAAATGTTTCTAGACCATCTAACCATAGCACAGATATGTATATGGACTTTGATACTAATTGTGATGATGATGAAGACCCTTTACCTATACTTGTTTATTATGATTTAATACATGTGATGGTTGATGAAGATGAAGATGGTAATAAGTCTTTATATTATGATAATTACATCTATACCAAAGTATTCTTTAATGTATCAGGATGGACAGAAGATGAACACTGGTTTGAATATGACGATTTATTTGAAACACCATTTGAAGAAAACTTTAATGACATTTATGAAGGTTACTGGTTTTATTATACATCTTATTATGCAGATTATAATGGAAACGGAGACTATTACGAAGATGGAGAATATGTCGGTTACTCCACTAATTGGGGACCCGGCGATATAGAAGATATAGGATGGGTGCTCGATGTCTAGATATAAGAAACTATTGGAAAGTATAGGTGAGGAGGAATGAAAGCAAAGCAAATGCTTATCATTACAAACATGTTAGAAAAGATTATATCTGATATGGACGATTTAAAATTGACGATTACTAAAATGAAGATGAAAGAAGTAGAAGCTAATGGCGGCTTCATGGAGGATGAATGAATGAGTCCTCTAGCGGAGTTTCTACTAACTCTAATGGAAGTTTCAGCAGTTGCTCTAGCACTTGCTGGAATTACAATAGTAATTGCCTTTGCTCTCCGGATAACCTATTGGTTTTTAACGCCATGGGGAAGACTATTACAAACAGTAATAAGAATGATACCGAAGAGAAAGAAGAAAGAAAAGAAGAAGAAGCCACAGGAAAAGGAGAAACCACAAATGAGTGACAAAGACGTAGCAAAGGAAGGAGTAACATTTAACGATATTTTTATGTTCATGATTGCTGTACCTTTAGTTTTACTCTGGGTTGGGTTTGCTGGGTTTGTTATACACAGTGGACTTAACGATGCCGCAGTTCTTGAAGATATAGAAGGATATACAACTTTGATTGCTATATTAGGTGGGCCAGCCCTTCTAATTATCAAAGATGCTTTAGATGTCTGGAAACAAGAACAAGCTGAGAAGACTGCTTTCTATAAGATAAAAGCACAATCTGTTATTGATTATAATAACCAAGCTCAGACACAAGCTCAGATGATAGAAGCTAAACAGCAAGAACAAGAACATAAAATGGAGAACAAAAAATGAACGATTTCGAACAAGAGAAATTAGCAGATGAAGTCGCAGGATTACACGAGGTAGTAGAAGCTCTATCTCATATGATGCACTGCTGCTGCAACTGCGACTGCGCTGAAGCAGAGGAAGAAGAAGAAGCTGGGGAGGAAGAATAATGGCCGACCCAGAACTTAAAGGAGAACACTTTCACAAGAATAATCCAGATATGAAATTAGATTTTTCTACAGTAAGTGAAGCAGATATCGCTGCTATGGAAGCCAAGAAAACAGTAAGAGGCTTTCCCATAACCCATAATGAATCCATAGATGCACCGGGCAATGAAACCCAGCAACAATTTATGGCTTCAGATGGAAGCGGTAGAATAGGTCCAAGAGAAACCCCAACATCTGTAGCATGGCTAGAGAAAGTTAGGATGGTTGGACAAGAAGAGGATTTACCAGAACCATAGGAATAGCGCGCCGCTAATTTTATAAGGAGAAAATATGGTAAGTCAAAATAAAAAATACAATATAGATAAAACGTTAACAATGAGAAAGAGTGGCTCTGGAGAGAAAGTCTTCAGCCACGTAGGTGGTAAAACCCACGCTCTTGAAAAACACGCTATATCTAAAGAAACTGCACTAAAGCAGATAAGAGATGTAACAGAATCCGAGATAGCACGAAGAGAGCATCACGGACACGTTATAGGCAAACGCCAAGCACGCTCTCATAAAAAGACTTTAAGAGAGTAAATAGTAAGCCTTATATAGGGCGACCACCTAGTTATTAAGGGCTCGCCCGTTAGGGCCAAGGCTTCACAGGACAGGCATACGCCAGAGTCCAAGGGGAGCCCCACCATGGAGAAAACTATGTCAAACAACACAACAAACGAAACAAGCAATAATGATACTGCTCTAGACACTAATATGACCAGTAACGTTACTGCCGATGATGTAAGCGAATCTGGAATGCTAGATGGATTATTGGATGCATTAAGTGACTCACCTGAGCTAGCTTTAGCTTTGGTAGTTATAGGCGCACTCGCGGCCTATATTGCATACACACAACCAGCTGTAAGAGCTTTGTTATTACCTCTATTAAAGAAGTATGATGATGAATTGCTCGACCTTATGGATAAGTCCATGACAGCAGCACAGGTTAAAGCTTACGAGAAGCTGGATGAAGCAGCTCAAAAGCATGTAAAAGATGCAATGCTCAGAAATGTAATAATGTCAGCATATGACCAGAACGATGATAAATTCGCTACGGTTGTTAAGACAGAACTCAAAGACGCTTTAACAGAAGCTAAGAAAATTTGAACGAGACAGAATATGAGCAGCGGTTACGCCAGCGAGTAGGAGAAGGAGAATATGAACGTCATAAAGAACTTGTACGCTTGCTGGCTCGCAATCTCACTCTTGAAGACATTCTTTGGGAAGAAATTTCTGTACATCTTCGGGATATTAACTTACGAACAGAGCTCTTGCGCCAAAGAAATGCAATCGTTAAAGACATACATACGGAATTCAGAGCGTTGAACATTGAAATACCAAGTGTAGTGGAACAGAAGACAGAAGGATTTGCTTCCTTCTTGGAGGATTTAAGTGATGAGTCTACCAGTAAAGAACGAAACGAAGACACTAAAGAAAGCTCTTAGTGGAATAGGAACTTATGATTCAAGAGGATTAGAGGATATATTCGAAAAGTGTAGACACAGTGAAGATAAAATGTTAAAATTGATACGTGCCTTTTGTGCAACGTATTTAATTGATAATAAACAACGACCATTAAAGTTGAGACCACTGCAAGAGGATATAATTGTTAAATCTTTAACACATCCTCAGAATGGTAAGCAACGTAAACTGGCTATTTTAGCGCCACGTGGTAGTGGAAAGTCATACGCCTTAGCGGTAGCTGTCACTATCTATATGTTTTTTAAAAGATTTAGGGATTTAATCTTTGTATTGGCTCCATCAGAGGACCAAGCTGCATTAATCTTTGGATATGTGTATCGAAACTTCAAGGATAATAAATTCTTAGATAGTTTAGTAGATAATTATAAATTCCACAATAAGCCCCATATACGCATGAAAGGTGGCACAATGATGCGCAGAGCACCATTAGCGCCTAGTAATCAGGGACAGGCTATACGTGGACAACATCCTACTTTATGTATTGTTGACGAGTCTCCACTTATTGATGATAGACTCTTTGTAGATAATGTAGAACCAGCAATAGTTTCTAATAAAGCGCCATTTATCAATTTAGGAACTCCAAAATCAAAAGATAACCATATGTGGCGTTATCTTTACGATGATGGATATGCTGGTTCCTTTACTAGACTACATTATACGTGGCGTGACGCAGTGAAGCCCGGAGATGCTTATTCAGCTCCTTATACAGAAGTAGAAATGTTAGATAAGATGACCGAATGGGGGGAAGATTCTATCTACTGGAGGACAGAATACGAATGTGAGTTTGTAGAGTCTGTATCGAATGTATTCAATCCAGAAAAAATAAAAGCATGTCTACATGAGTATGAAGTCACAACCCCAGAGTCCCTTGAGTCGGGACGAGATTACGGTCCTAACATTACTGTCGGTGTTGATGTTGGGAAATCTGTTAACTCTACTGTTATTACAGGATGGAGAAGGGAGAAGTCTATGGGGGATATTGTGGGAGATGATATTGCACGCCTTATATACATTGAAGAAATCAATCCTAGAACTGGTGGGCACGACATTCCATTTCAACGTCAGCGTATTATGGATGTTTCTAATGCTCTTGGTGCTGATAAGCTTATTGTGGATTGTACGGGAATTGGTGGCGCTATCGAACAAGACCTCAGACTAGCATGTATCAATTCAGCTCCACAAATACATTTTATAGGCTTTGTTTTTACAGGAGGACCTAGAGGTACTAAAACACAGATGTATAGAGATTATCAATCTTTTATCCAACAGGGGCGCGTAATAGTGCCTAGTCCTGATAATCTATTACCACATCAAGCTAAGGTAATTAATAAATGGATAAGAGAACATTTCGACTTACAATATACAATGGATGCAGCTAATAAGACAGAAAAGATAGCTGCTCCAGATACAAAGCATGATGACTATTGTGATAGTTCTGCAATGGGTCTACATGCCACTTTAAGTATGTTACCGGGAGCAGGTAGTTTTGGTAACGCAGATTTAAAACAAGGAAGCCCTCGAAAGGTCCAAAGAGACTTTTCAGGGAAGGTTTCTAATAAGGGTCTTTTTACCACTCGACAACGCCGAGTTCGACTAAATAAAGGCCGATATGGTAAATTTTGATATAAATCGGAGGAAAGCTTTATATACTATTTTCGATTTAATATAAATAGCCATGTCGTTTATTGATAATGTAAGGCGACGTTTTGCATCCGTAGGAAGCGAACCAGCCTTCAAAAAGGATGACCCACGAAGTTATGGAGCAGGTGTTATAAAAAGACTTAAACTGTCTAACTCTAACTATGGTTTTTCAACATCAGGAAAATATGAAGAACATATAGGTAGTAATAGAATGTATCTTAATGTCTATTTAGCTGACCCTATAGTCAGAACACTAATTGACCTTCCATGTCTTTATGCAGTTAAAGACTGTTTCGATATTGTAACTGAGAAAGATGAGTTACGTGACGATGTAGAAGAACTGTTCAGAGACATAAACATGGAAAACGTACTTTATGGGTGGTTACGGAATGCACGTATATTTGGAACTGGATATTTAGAATGGACTGGAGACAATTTAATTTTACGCTCAAGTCAGAACATGTATGTTCAACGCAATGAGCACGGTCAGATAATGTATTATTATCAGGACGTAGGAGACGATAAAGAAAATATTCGTTTCGAGCCTGATGAAATCATAGAACTTAAGAATAACGAATTCGAAGACTATGGTTATGGATTATCAGATATCCACCCTATTATGTATTTAATAGATTTAAAAGATTACGCAGAGAGAGATATAGGAGCAGCACTTAATAAGTATGCATCTTCTCGCTTTGATATATCTTGTGGTTTACCAGATATGCCTTATGGACCGGATAAGATTAATGAGATTGTTGACGCATTCAATGCATTAGAACCCGGTGAAGACATTATACATGGTAACGACATAGTAATCAAAGAATTACAAGGAACACAAAGAGCGTTTGAATACGGTAAGTATACAGACGACATATTAAAGAAAATCCACATGGCACTGAAAGTACCTATGACTATGTGGGAACAACCTGAGCAAGCTCGACCTATTTTTGAACCATATGTAAGATATTTACAAACTATGGTAGAAGGAGCACTTAACGCACAATTAATGCCACAATTAGAAAGTGGTGAGGCTAAGTTTAAGTTCAGGCAAATTAATGTTGATGACGCATTCACTAAAGCTAAGACAGATATGATTTATCTATCTGAAGGTGTATTATCACCCGGCGAAGTTAGAGAGGAGCGTGGTCTTGACCCTGAAGGAGTTGTAGAATTAGATATGGAAACTTCTGAAGATATCAAGGCATCTCCTATCAAGAAAGAACAAAGTGATAAGAATGCAAACATCTCTGGTGGAAAGAATGAAGACAAGAAAGAAGAAACCGCCAGAGCACAGAACAGAGGCAATAAGCCTTCCGCCAATGTTACAGGAGACAGAGCATGAATAAAATAGAACAATGTGTAGACACTGTAGGTAAAACACTAAAGAAGCGTGGTTTTGATAATCACAACGAGATGGCACATGGTATGTGTAATCTTTGGGCAGCTGATAATGGTGTTGAGCGGGAATTTGGAACAGATGGAAAATCTTTAGAACCAGTGCGTCGTTCTTTTGCTCTCTCCGTAGGGGAAGCAGAAGATTTAACTTATACAAGCGATGAGGGTGTTGACTCTGTTACATTCCCAGTCATCGCTATTACATCCGGACCTCATGAGTATACTGATGAGGAAGGAGAACAAAAAGTTTATATTGAAGACAATATTTTAAAAGAACATATTGAGAGTTTTAATGAACTCCCAATTTATGTCGACCATCAAAGAACTGAGGAGGATTTAATCGGCATGGCAACGAGCCCTTCTCTAATCAAGATGGATAATGGAAAAACAGCGGTCCAGATGCTAGCAACAGTATCTAATAAATATGGCCGTGGACAGGAAGTGATGGATAAGGTCAAGGAGGGAGACATGACACATGTTAGTATTGATTGGCTTTCAAACGATATTGATGTGATGGGTAGCACTTTTGCTACTAATGTAACTCCTACTGAAATTAGTTTCATAGACAATGAAAAAATGGACCCCGTCTGTAAGGAATGTACAATAGAAGATGGAAAGGAATGTGCACATTCAGAGTCTGAAGATGAAGAGCATAAAGATTGCTGTGACTCATGTAACGACGGTAAAGAATGTTGTGAAGCAGATGGGACAACTACAGAGGTAGATAATATGACCGAAGAAGTTAAGGAAGTAAAGTCCGACGCTGAGAATATCGTCGAGCGCGAATTCGCTTCACTCAGGACACAGTTAGAAGAAGCACAAGCAGCTAACAAAGAGATTCAATCAGCTTATGATGAAGCTCTCAAATCTATTGAGACTTTTAAAGAAGCAGAAGAAGCTCGCAAAGCCGCTGAAGCTGAGGAGAGAAAAGCCAAGACTATCGAGGCTGTTATCTCTAAAGAATTACTTCTTGGAACTGTTGATGAGGAGAAGAAGTCTTCACGTTTAGAAGAATTATCAGCATGGGACGAGATGAAGCTGACTGGATTCAGCGAAGCATTGGCAGCAATGCCAGTGCCAGAAACAGAAACCGAGCGTTCTTTCGGCAAAGGTAAAGCTCCAGAAGGAGAAGTAAAACCTGAGCAAACAGAAAGAAAGTTTGGTATAAAAATGGACAATTCAGGACGATTTAGATTGAACCCTGAAGTCTATAAACCCAGAGGTGACTAAACATGGCAACAGAAGTTTTAGTAAACGATGGTGGAGCTCCAGCAAGGATTATTCCTTTCACAGCTGGTAGTACCATCACAGCAGGGTACGCACTACAGATGGGAGCAGACGCTCAAGTAGACACAATAGCATCAGCAGATAATGTTATGCCTATTGGAGTCGCAATGGTCGATGCAACATCTGGAAACACTGTAAGTGTAATCACAGGTAAAGGTATAGTCTTGAACATGTTTGTTTCAGGAACCGTAGGACGAGGAGATGGTGTAGCTACATTAGCTGACGGTAACCTCGGCGTAGCAAGCGCATCAAGCGTAGCTGTCGGAACTTATATCGATACTAGTGGTGCTCACAGCGGTGCTGCAACCATGCAACAAGTCCTGTGGGGCTAGAGAAGTAGGAGGAATTATAAATGCCCGATTACCCAACAGCAACACCCGGTGTTCTAACTAGCCTTAATTCAGGTGCATATGCCGCAACCGGTGGAACCGGAGAACGCATACTCGTCGACTACAAAGACGCAATTATGGACTACAAGGTCACAGACCTTCCAGTAATGCAATACTTTGCAGAACCAATGACGACTGATACAGGCGGTAATATTGATATTACTTTCGCACAACCCAGCATGAAGCTGGAACCAATAGATGAGGGTTCGACCCCGAAATACCAACACACTAAGCTACGCTCCGAGCGTATTTCAGTGAAAGAATGGGGTATAGCAACGGCCGTAACCCGAAGAATGATAGAAGACTCTAGATTCAATGAAGTAGAGATGGCATTGACAGAAGCTCGCAGAGCTGTCGACCGACACATGACCGAACACGTAGTTAAGGTTGTTTTCGGTGGTGCAGCAGACACGACCTTCGGTACTTATGCTATCGACGCAGATACATCCGAAGCTAATCTATCTAACTTCACAAACAACATATATGGTGGATTCTTTGGTAGCGGTATGGCTGCCGCAGATATCGACGCATCCGGTAAAAGATTAACATCTTACGCTAACGAATCAAGCACACGATTAATTCGTT